CATCAATTATACTCATTTTGCTATTATTTGCCGTGAACCTACTGTGTCAGCTTCATAATGAAAACCAACAGTTGCTAATAATGCATCCCCTGCGTATTCATTTGTATTAGCTGCTATTCTGCCGAGTGTAAACAAAAACTGATCTCCTATCTTGAAATTAGTGCCTGTTATTGTTGGAAAATCTGATCTGTAAACTCCATATTGTGCGTCTATTCCAGTTTCTACCACAATTGTTGCTACAGGATCTAATGTAGTGCCAACAACAGATGATGCAACCGTGTAATTTAATTGGAATTGGACATTGTCAGTACCAGTTGGCGCGATTATACCTTGCCAATGAACATGAAACGTTATGTCTGAGCCTTCTTTGTATGAATGCGGAATTTCAATACTGCCACTTAACTCTTCCCCTGTATCAACTGCATAAGTAGCAATGCCCGTATCAACTCCATTTTCGTCCTTAAACTCATCTATGTCTGGTTGCAGACCAGCCGGAGCCTGCAAATTATAAGCTCCTACATTTGCATCATCCCAAACCGTAGCATCCCCCTCAAATTTAACGGTACCATCAGCTTCAGTTTCTGTATAATTTCCGCCTGTAATGTCTCCAATTCTGGTATGCCCATTACTTTCAACTCTCATACGCTCTACTGGAACTTGCGCCCCATCCGGTGTCGTACCAAACCTAATTCTACCCGGCATGTCATTTACTCCCGGAGTTCCGTCAACTTCAAATAATATATAAGTTGATTGCGCATAATTAGTGCCATCAAATCCGGCACCTACCCAGCGTCCCAAATCGTCCCCGTTCTGTACGATAACAGGGGTGTCAGATGTTCCGCGTCCTCTTGCTGACAGAAAAACAGGCGATAATTGTGATGTGTTAGAATAAAGTTCTGCTCCGTAAGCGATAATCTCAGATGTTAATACAGCTTTCACTACAATACCTCTGGATTGATTACCTATACTTATGCTTGTATTTGAGGTTCCTAATGCCAGTCTTTTATCGGTATTATCCCAATACATTTCCGTTATTTCAGTTCGCGCCCATTTGCTGCCATCCCAGAATATCATTTGACCAGCAGCAGTGCCATCTTCAATATCTAATATCGGTTTCCAATTAGTTGTATCCAAACTTGGATTAGTTGCACTTAATGCCGAAGTTAAATTTTCGTAAATCACTTTATTATATACAATCCTATCGCCTTCATTAACATCAAATGAATAAGCGACAAACTCAGTCCAGTTTTGTATGTTAATAATAGTTGTTGAATCTTCTGCAACTTTAACATTCATGGGCACTAGCTCCCACACACTTAGCGCGTTTGGCGAATAGAATCCTTTGGGATATTTATATGAACCAACAGCTGAAAGCAATCCACCACTGCCTGCCTGACAATACCATACCTCATCTACGTGATCTGCTGCTGCTGGCAATGATGAATAATCAGCTGCGGACCCGCCTATAAATGATGCTGTTGTAATTTGATTGCCATTAGCGTCAACAAGCGCAACAGCCTGTACTCGCTTGCCGTTTGTTAACTCTATGAATTCGAATCTGTCCATTTGCTATACGAATAATTTTACTTTGTCACCATTTTCGTCAACAAATGCAATTTTTTTTGAAAATTTACCATTTGTCAGACTTTTAAAATCAAATCCGGTAAATGTTGTTTTTTGCTGCGAACTTTCACTTGATTCAAACATAGTTCCGACAACTTGTTCATTTGTTAATTCTATGAAATGAAATCTCATTTATCAATCTTTCTTTTTCTTTTCTTTTTTGGGCTCTCTTCTTCAACTTCTTTCATTGTGATCCCATCATTCCGTAATCGGTACCTCAATTCTTTTCTGAGTTTTTTTATTAATTTCTCTTTTCCTTCAATTGTCATTTTCATAATTTATTTTTTAAATTCATTTGGTACATCTTCAATTTTAACTTTTCTCATTTCACCTGATGCAATTCTTTTTTTGATCATGCTTGAATCTCCAAACCAATATTTACCATCGCTTCTTATATACCAATTTCCTGAATTTACACTAATTTGAAATTTATAATCAGCTCTGCTGCCACTATGTTGTCCGTTTTGGGTGCTAGTTAATATCGCATCAATGAATTTTATTTTTTTTATCTTATTATATAATTTTGTCGCAACTCTGTAATCTCCTCGTTTATACGGCTCCCATTCTGCATGTTTTTTATATTTGCTATTGAAAGCAAATCCAATTCCTGATATATCACAACATACAGGTGCTTTGCCGAAATTCTTTTTACTCGGGATAACCCTTTCGCCACTCTTAACTTTCCAAAAAACAAGATCGTCCCCCCCTTTAAATTCTTTCGCAATCATTTTCAACGTATCGGGCGAATGCAATATATCATCATCATCAAGATACATTATAACCCCTTCCTTAATTTTCTCGTGAAGTGTGTTGAAATATAAATTGTATGGAAATTTCTTCCCATACATTTCTTTTTTTGGCGCATCATCCACATGAGTGTACTTTTTCACAGCTATTGTATATACCGGATATTTTACAGTGTAATCATATTTACTTTTCACGTCACAAAAATCAATGCAACAAAATATATTTACATTAGTATATGTTTGGCTACTTATCGACTCGATACATCTTTTGAAATAATTAACTCTTCCTGATGTTCGTACGAGAATATTAATTACAGGTTCCTTTTCAATCCATTGTGTTCTAATTGCTTCTATTAATTTATTTTCATTTACAACATGTCTTATTCTCGATCCGCCAAATTCATTGTACCATCGATAGAATGAATTAATTGCTGGATTGATTTCCCTTGTCTCAGGAGTCCCATGTTTGCTCATAATTATATTGTCCCCTCCGAAATAACTTGCTAAGATAGAATGTCCACCGTTCATTGTAATGAATTTACTGCAATTAGCAAAAATCATTAATTGCAATTCATTGAATGAGAGATCTTTATTTTTTCTGTGCAAATCATGTATATTTATTACACCTGGATATTTTTTCAACAATTCATAATCGCCCAATTTGAGGGGGGGTGCATTGTCGTATAATTCAGGAACACCGTCTATGTTTATATATACAATTTGATAATTACCTTGTAATGATTTAAATATTTCACGTAAAACCGTCAAGTTGAAATAATTAATAGGTTTTTTGCCCCATTCAATATTATGTCTGTTGCATATAACTATAGTTTCTTTTTTGAATTTAAAACGTTTATTAGTGTAATGTTTTTTTAGAGGTGGCGCTAAAAACTGTTCCTTGTTTAAATATGGTTTATGGATATCGATATTTGGAATCTTAACAGCTTTAGGCGTATTATACCAACTTCTTACCTCCTTGTTTATTTCGTGTTTTGGTGAAAAATAGTATAAACATTCAGTGTCATTGCCTGAAATTGTTTTTTCGAGCTGACCAATTGAATGAAGGTAATAAGCATAAGGTAATGCACTTATTAATTCATATCCAAACTCAACATTGTAACTATTTACTACCATTCCGCTATAAAAAATGCTCTATTTTTTGTTAATAATGGATCAATCATCACTATATCCATTTCGTGAGATTGAAATAATTCTTCTAAACTTTTCAAATCATGCCAGAAGCTATAATAATTATGCATAGCTGCCATTGTTCGATTTCCCAAATTAGACCCCTCGATATAGATTGCCCCACTGAAATATTTCTTGCTTATTGGTATAAATCTATTTGGAAAATCATCATTACAACTTTCGTTATAGAAATGCGTGTTTAGGATTATTCTTTTTGCTTTCGACCTTCGAATATTATCGAGCACTACTATTTGCTGAGAGACATCCAAGTGGTAAAAAATCCCTGACAGCAATACTATGTCTTGATTAAACCCTAATGTTTCAATTATCGAATGCTGAAAAACGATACCTCTTAATTTAAATTTTTCTGTTGGAATTCTGTCTAATCTGGCATCCGAAGCAGTAACTCTAAATCCTTTTTCGTTTGCCATAAATGAATAGTCCCCATTTCCGCATCCAGTGTCATGTAATGAACCCTTTGGCATCAAATCCAAGCAGTATCTGTATAATTCTAATTCCAGATTTTTACCTCCGATTATTTTAGAATTTATTACTTTCATGTTTCTTTAATTAAGCCCCCAAATCAATGGGGGCTTGATAATATTACGAAGCTGGAGTTTCCAACTCGGCTTTAGCGTCAGCAAATTTGCCATAAATGAACCAGTAAGGATTGTAGATTGGGAAAATTATTTCTTCTTCTACAACTAATACTATTTCATTCTTCTTGACAGTATCAACGTCCTCAACAAATTGAATATTGAAAGGTGTAAATTCTTTTAATTCGGCTCCATTTCTGGAAAAGTCCCCGCTAATGAATTTTCCGGCAGGCATCGCAGTAGTAGTTGCAATAGGGAGTCCATTAACTCCAATTACTCTACCGTTTGCATCTTTCTGAATGTTTAGGTAATTAGCATCAGTAGCCTTAAGCAATCCCATTTGAATAGCTTGCTGCGGATGAACCACGTGGGCACTAATTGAATATTCGCCAGCCTCCAATAATGCTTCATCAACAGCAAGAACGTCATACTCCTGAGCGTTATCTATCGCGTGATAGAATATTGATTGGCTTGAACCAGTCCAATCAGCAACTAAGCCAGCAGCTTCAGCAACATAAGCAACATCTATAATCACCTGAGTAGCATTAACTACCTCAACAGCTGTATGAGTTGCATTGTAACCTGCGTGAGTTGCATTAGCAATAGTTAGACTATCTCCATTTTTAATCCCATGGGCTGCGGCAAATGTAACAAGTGATTGCGTTCCACTATTCCAAGTTGCAACTGTTGAAAAATCAGTAATCACATAAGCATTAGGGGTTAGATCAAAAGCTTGTGCATTTTTTGCTAGGCCGTCAACATGGTTGTCAGAGCCATCCCCAAATAATAGCTCAAAGTCCTCAACTGTATAAGTTGCATCAGGAAGTTTAGCTAAAACATGATTAATTACCCACTGTAGACCATTAACTTTCAACCAACGTTTAGAAATTCTAAATGAGTTGGCAATGCGCTTAAGTCCCCAAGTGCGTTCTTGCGATTTGAACGCACTTTCTGGGGCTTCAGCGTTTTCTGCTAATACAGTAGCGCCCAATGTCAATGCGTCTGTCCAATCAGTTACTTGTCCACCAACTATTTGAGCAGCCGACGTGCCACTTACGTTTAACAGATCTCTGACATGTTTTTTTCGCGCAGGGCTGTCATCTCTAACAATAGATGATATCTCACTAATCATTACTGTACCGGTATGATCAGTGATGGGGATTACAGCTTTTTCTGCATCTCTTACACTTGACGCGTCAATAAGATTAATCTTACCATTGCTATCACTATCAAGTGACATTTTTGAAGTCGCACCCTTAAAGCCCATTCCTTCAAATTTCTTAAATTCTTCAGAAAAAAAAGCGTTCTTAACTAAAAGCTCTAATTGCTCCTCTTTGGAAAGATTTTTTCTCACTTCAGCAACAGGAATTTCTTTAAGCTCATCAATTTCGATTGCCTGTTTACGAGCAACTTCTTTAATCTCCTCTGCAAATTCTTTTACACTAACGAGTTCTGAATTTAATTTTTCAATTGTTTTATTAAATTCTTTTATTCCTTCTTCATTAAATGCCTTAATTGTACTATCAAAGCTTTCTTTTAGCTTTTCAGCATCCTCCGGCTTTAAGAACCCTTTAGTTTTTTCTTCAAGATTCAAATTGAATTTATCAAGAATCTCATTTTTTAATTGTTCTAATTGTTCTTTTTCGTCCATTTCTATTTAATTTAAATTATAAATTGTCATTCAATTTCTTAAGAAACTCAACACTTGCCTGAGTGACATGAGTCAAAAGATTAATCAAAACGAGGAATAATGCCATTCAAAAAAGACAATAATATGTTCGATGAAGACAAATTTAAAACGAAAAAGGAATTATTTAATTTTCTTATTGAGAATAAGGAAACACTAATCACTCAAAAGAAAGCGTCAAGGAAAGAAGCCGACGGAATATTATATACTCAAATTAAAAAAAACAATAAAGTTATTTCGAATAAAACAAATGGACCTGTCGATATATCAGATATTGATCAGATTAAAGTTATCGCAGTTATCAATACAACTAATATAATGGATTCGCACAAAGACGTTCACATGCCTGGCATTTGGGCTAAAAGCTTGAAAGAGAATCGGTTTATCATGCATGTGCAGGAGCATAAAGCGTCCGAATTTGATAAAATTATTTCTGGAGGCAAAGACTTAAAAGCTTATGTAGCAGATTATAAATGGGCAGATTTAGGGTATGATTTTGAAGGCGAAACTCAGGCATTAATGTTTGAAAGTATTGTAAGGAAGAATAGGAATCCATTTATGTTCAATCAGTATGCTAAGGGATATGTAAAGAACCATTCGGTAGGTATGTATTATGTAAAATTAGATCTTGCTGTAAACGACAAGGACTATCCGGAAGAATTTGAAATTTATGAAAAATATATTAATCAGGTTGCAAACAAAAAGGAGGCTGAATCAAATGGTTACTTTTGGGTTGTGAAAGAAGCCAAAATAATCGAAGGAAGCGCAGTTCCATTGGGTAGCAATTACATAACCCCTACTATCGACAATAATACAAAA